TAACTCCAAACAATACAGAAAGCGAGGAAAAGTAAATGATAGGAATTACAGGTTATAAGCAGGCAGAGGCAACGAGCTTTTCAGAGCTGCCAAAGCTCCAGCCAGGTGGATATGTGGTAAAAATTCTCAATATCAAGGTTGAACCCACTGACTGGGGTAGCAGGCTGGCAATTCAGTTTGACATCGCAGAAGGCGAATTCAAGGGCTTTTTCGACAAGCTGTATAAGGCGACGCCTGACGAGTGGGAGAACAAAAAATGGAAGGGTTCAATGCGCCTGAGCATACCGCATAACACAGGTGACGACACCAAGTTCAAGAAGTCGCTGGGTTATTTCAAATCTCAGATACAGGCGTTTGAAAATTCAAATGCTAATCTACATATCGACTGCGAGCGTGACTGGGACGAGAACGTCCTGAAAGGCAAACTCGTCGGCGCTCTCTTCAACGAAAAAGAGTGGGAAAAGGACGGCAAAACAGGCTGGTTTACACAGTGCAAACGCTTCGTGTCTGCGAACGATATCCGCAGTGGCAATTTCACCATTCCTAAACGTGAAGAGCTGAAAAACAAGCCGTCAACAGCCAGCAATGACAATTTTGATCCGAACGCTAATCTGTCTGATTTCGTTGAAATCAACGCAGGCGATGACACAGTACTATTCTGATGCACCCGATAGATATTGACGCCACACTTAAAACGTTCTCGGTTGTCGTTGATAGCCGAGAACAAAAGTGGGGACATATTGAAAAGGCTCTGAGAGCCACAGAAACGCCATATACACAACATAAATTAAACTATGGTGATTATACTTGTGAAGCCGTAAAGCCTAATAGCGAGCCTGTAAGCCTTGCTCAGAGCGTTGTTATTGAGCGTAAGGCGAATTTGGACGAAATCGTGGGTAATTTTACGAAGGGGCGAGAGCGTTTTGACCGAGAATTTAAGCGGTCGGTTGAAGACCATGCAAAGGTGTTTTTAATGGTCGAAGATGATAGATTATGGGAAAATATCCTACTGCACAACTATCGCAGTAAAATGCCACCGAAAGCACTACTGGCAACGTTCTGTTCATGGCAGGCACGATATAACATCACGATCATAGCGTGTCGGAAACAAGAGAGCGGCACACTGATAAAGGCGATACTATACTACGCCTTGAGGGATTATCTTCAAAAATTGGGCGGTGATTAAATGCTGGAAAATGGTTTTATAACACTAGAACGAAAAATATGCGCATGGCGTTGGTTTCGTGAACCGAACACATTGGTAGTGTTTTTATATCTGATTTTGCAGGCAAATTATGAACCGCATGATTTTGAAAACATCACAATTCAGCGTGGACAGATAGCCACAAGTTATCCAAGCATTGCCAAAAACACAGGTCTGTCAGTAAAAAGCGTAAGGACAGCAATAAAACATCTAATTGAGACAGGGGAAGTGGCAGTCTCAAAATATCCACGATATAGCGTTTATACCGTGGTTTGCTATGACAAGTATCAAGACAAGCGGCAGGGTGTTGGGCAGGCTAAGGGCAGGCAATGGGCAGGCTGTGGGCAGGCTAAGGGCACCAATGAAAAGAAAGCAACAAAGTATAACAAAGATAAAGAAATATATGCTGCTCCCGCAGCGCACACAAATGGCAGACGGACGGACAATCCGGGCAGGACAGATTTTTGAGTGAGGTGAAAAAACATGGGATATACAATGCGTGATGATGATGTGGTCGGTCTGGCTGTGGCACTGAATGCAGAAACGCACCGCAAGGGACGTGAACTGTATTTCAAATACTGTCCGTACTGCAATGGGGGCGGTCATGACAAAGATACATTTTCTGTGAATCTTGACACAGGAGCGTTCAAGTGTTTCCGAAGCAGTTGTGGCATGACAGGTCATTTCGTACAGCTGGCTAGGGATTTCAACTATCCACTGGAATTTGACGACGAGCAGAAAAAGAAATACCGCACGCTACCGCCTGTGAAGATAGTCACACGTGACAAGGCGGTTGAATACCTGCGGTCAAGGGGAATTTCGGAGATCACCACACGGAAATACAACATTACTGTCGGTGATAAACGTGACAATTTGCTGATGTTTCCGTTTTTTGATGAAAATAACGTGCTGACATCGGTCAAATACCGCAAGACAGATTTTGTCAAGGGCAGAGACAATCAAAAAGAGTGGTTTGAAAAGAACACAAAACCGATACTGTTCGGCATGAACCGATGCACAGGAAAACATGATAGGCTAATAGTCACAGAGGGGCAGATAGATAGTCTGTCGGTGGCAGATTGCCAGATAGATAATGCGGTGTCTGTGCCAGGCGGTCAGAGTAATAAAACATGGGTGCCGTTCTGCTATGATTTTGTAGACAGCTTCGACGAAATCGTAATTTTCGGAGACCATGAACACGGCCATGTAACATTGGTTGACCAGTTTACAACATCATTTCCGCACAAGAAATTGAAAGTTGTCAGGGCGCAAGATTATCTGGGCGAAAAGGACGCAAACGCTATTCTGCAGAAATACGGCTGTAAAGCGATATGCGACGCTGTGAACAACGCCGAAGAAATACCTGTCACGGCTGTCAAAAAACTATCACAGGTCAAGGCGGTCAACCTGGACAAACAGGAACATATCAGAACTGGCATATACGATGTTGACCGATATATCGGCGGCATCTATATGGGGCAGGTAGTGGTTATCACGGGCAAGCGTGGTGAAGGTAAATCAACGTTAGCGTCACAGATAATTGCAAATGCGTTAGACCAATCAGACCTTGACGGCAATCCGTATTCGATTTTCGTCTATTCGGGCGAATTACCTGACTATCATTTCAAACGCTGGTTGGATTTGCAGATTGCAGGAAAACAAAATGTTATACGTTCGGTCAACGAATACGGTGACGAAACCTATGACATTCCAGATGATGTGGTTGATAAAATCAACCGCTGGTATGATGATAGGGCGTACATTTTCGATAACACGGCTGTGACGGCTGAAATCAAACTTGACGGCGACAATGCGAAACGTGACGGCAAGATATCATTGTTGGGTACGATTGAAACAGCGATCCGCAGATTTAATGTCAAACTGATACTGATTGACAACCTCATGACGGCACTGGACGTTGACCTCAGCAAAGAATTGTATCGGGCGCAGTCTGATTTTGTAAATGCTGTTAAATACATAGCGGTCAAATATAACGTAGCTATCATACTGATAGCGCACCCACGCAAAACCGCAGACGGCATTGAACTGAATGCGGATAGTGTCAGCGGTTCGGGAGACATCACAAATAGAGTTGATTTGGTTTTAACATATAGCAAAAACAACGACGATGACAAGGACGATTTTCAAAGTAAAATTGCCATTGTAAAAAACCGATTGACGGGTAACGTAGCGGACAATATCAAAGTTGCCTACAGTCAGATTTGTAAACGTATCGGCTGTAACAATGCAGAATGGGGCAGGGTCTATGGTTGTTTCAAAAAGGTTGACACGGCTGAAAACGAAGACTTACCGCCATTTTAAAATCGAAAGAAGAGGAGTGAAAAAACATGGAAAGGTCAGAAATAGACAAACTGGCATATCGTGGTGAAGAACTACCGAACGATAGCAACATTTTTGATGAAATATATTGGTTGGCTATGTATTATCTGTACAAGACAGCAACGCTGAACAACATTCCTGCGGAGCAAGCAGCAAAAGCCAAAAGTGCATTGACGCAGAAACTGGACAAGCAGATAAAGCAGAGCGAACCTAACGAAAACGTGATAGCAGCATTCAACGACAGTGTGCGTGTTATGCGTGAAATGGAAAAATTCATCAGACCCTATGCGGAATTTGAAAAGAAAAGCCGTGAAGAGCTGATAGAATTTATCAAGCATATGTTCGATGTGCTGTCGGGGTTAGGTCCGTATGAGGAGGCCGAATAACATGGGTAACAACAAATTCTGCACAAGCTGCAAATATTTTGAGAAGTCACCTGACAACTGCGGCAGAAAGAACGGAAAATATGGGCTGTGCAAATATGGTGTGAGACAGGGATTTTGCCCGAGAGTAGTCAACTATCAGCACCCTATTTGCGAAGTCTTCAAGGACAAGATAGAAGCTGTGAAATGCAGTGCTGCTACAACGCTTTGTCGGTACTGCAAGCACGCAGTGCCGAAGAGGGACAAGCTGACAGGTGAGCAGATAACAGGGTGCAGTTGGTCGATAGACAGACAACCTGTTGTCGGCTGGAAAACACATCAGCACAGAATTTACAAGGCACAAAAGGGCGGTATGATACATTCGTATACTGTGACCAAGTGTCCTGAGTTTGAGGAGGGATAAAAAATGGTTGAAATCAAATTAAAACCTGGAATGAAGTTTAAATACAAGGGTATAGACTTTATATGCCTTGACATTATCAACGGCAACTACTTAGCGATAACGGCTGAGTGTTGGTGCATAAAGCGTTTTAACGAAAAATACGGGGACGGCTGCAACAACTGGGAGAAATCCACTCTTCGCCGCTTTCTTAACGAAGATGTACTCGAGGAACATTTTAACACGGAACATCTTATAACGCAAACGTCTGATCTTATTGCCGATAACGGTGATAAAGCTTACGGAACGTGTGAAGATTATATAACGCTACTCACTTGCGATCAGTACCGCAAGTATAGAGACTATGTACCGCTGTTTGAAGAATGTATGTGGACGCTCACTCCTTGGAGGTGCGACACCGACCTCGCTCGCTACGTGCGTTACGTCAGCCCGACAGGAGCTGTCCACAGCAACGGTGCGTACAGCAGTCACGGGCTCGCTCCAGTTTGCTTATTTAATTCACAGGCACTTAGGGTTGAATATTCTGGTGTCAGATTGGTGGGGATAGAATGACAAAAATCAAACCCGAATACATATTCCCACTTCTGCTGATTTTGCTAGACGTGGGAGCGGCAATTATATACGCCGTACAAAAAGACTACAAAAAGGCCGTCTACTGGATGGCGGCGGCTGTGTTAAATGTGACGGTAACTTTTTAGGGGGGAGAAAAGTGACAAAAGCTGAAAAAGCCAAAAACCTGCGCTATAAGAAAGCAATTGTATCGCAGCTCAATTTTGAGGAAATAACATCTCAGCTATACGACATCAGTTCCGTTTGCGAGGAATATCAGTATTACTTCAGCGGCGATGATGATACGCTTCTCAACGCACTTGACGGAGATGACGAGCAGGAGCAGGAATTTAAAATGATGTTCTCAGACCTTTCGTATGAGTGTGATAGTTTGAGGGGCATTGTCAATGATACCTATGTGTCAGAACATTTTGACGATTTTTTTGTCGGAATAATGCTAAACGGAAATAGTCCGTTCAAGTGCTATGGATATGATAGCTTTGAAGAAGATTACTTTGCACTTTCGTCATATGACACGAAATGTGCATCAAGTGAGAGCGCAAAGAGACTAAAACGTCTTACGAAGGACGAGCTGCTGTCCGTTTGTGGACAATGCTTTGGGCTTGCAGTGTCTTACCTCAACGTCCAATACAAATATGACTATTTGAAAGCTGCTTTTGATATTTTGAAAGACCAAAATACCTCATATTTGCAGATCATAAAGGACATTGAAACGGCATATGACAAAGCGGACGCAAAAGACTGGTATGAATACAGCGCCGAAGTGAAAGCATTTGATAAGCTTGTCGGAAGTTTCGATGAATATAGCAAAATCTGGCTTGAATAATGAGGAGGGATAACATGGCAAGATACATTAACGCAGACAATCTGATTAACGAACTATCGGCGGCGTGTATGCCGATATACGAAAAGGGCATAACAGGCATTCTGGGTGATAACAGCAGTATCGCTGATATAATCAACGAACAGCCTACTGCAGACGTGCAGGAGGTTAAGCATGGAGAATGGAAATTTCACAAAAAAACAAAGCTCGTGCCAAGCAACAAGGTTGGCATAAAAGAAGAGTACACTAATGGTCATAGCTGTGCTATTGTAGATGATAAAAACGTTAATCAAAAAATTATGATTATGATGAAACGTATAACATTAAAAATTCCTGTATGTTCGGTCTGCGGTTGGTACGGGCATGATGAATGCGATGTAACACCATACTGCCCTAACTGCGGAGCTAGGTTGATAAGAAAGAAGAACAAGAAAAACTATAAAGAAGGAAATGCAATGAGCGAAACAGTATCAGGCGAGGAGCTTGAAAAGATAAACAACTATGTGAGAGAGCCGCTAACGGAGGACAAGGTCTTTGTTTTCAGGGTGGCGCTTTGTGACAATGACATTGACAGAGATGGTGAAAAGTTTTCATCAGGTGCTTTGAGGAAGCTTGCGGAGCTTTTTAAGGGCAGAACGGGTATTTTCGATCATGATCCTAAAAGCTCAAAGCAGACTGCTAGAATATTCGACACATGGGTGGAAACTCTGCCTGGGAAAATTACGACAGACGGAGAGGTCTACCGCAGGCTTATGGCAAAGGCTTACATGGTGCGTACTGCTTCTAACGGCGATCTTATAAGCGAGATCCAGGGCGGAATAAAGAAAGAGGGATCCGTTAGCTGCACCATGGGAAAGAAGCTTTGCTCTGTATGCGGAGCGGATATGTACAAGGGCAGCTGTGGCCATGAAAAGGGCGGTGAATACGGCGGTATGCTGTGTTATCACATTCTTGACGAGCCGCTTGAAGCTTACGAGTGGTCGTTCGTGGCAGTGCCTGCACAGGTGCAAAAAAATGGCACTGAAAGTTTGGCAACAAGGAGAGACGGCAATGCGAGAAATACTATTTAGAGGCAAGCGCATTGCCAATGGCAAATGGGCAAGTGGTTATTACGTTATCAGAAAACGTCCATATTTCAAGGACAAGGGTGTTAATTTTGAACACATCATTTGCGACAATCTGGTAATCGATGATTTCAATGACAAACAGTTTGTTGATACAATCCCGATAACATATTCGGTTGACCCTGAAACTGTCGGTCAGTACACAGGTCTTACCGACACGAACGGCAATAAAATTTTTGAAGGGGATCTCTGCCTGTGCGACAGAAATATTTCAAAACATATTGACAAAAAAGTTTTTGAGATTAAATTTGACCCTGAGGCTGGATTTTTCGGAGAAAGTGACACGTCAAACATATGCCCTAGCGATTTTTATATGTGCGAAATTGTCGGAAATGTTTTCGACACCCCTGAATTTCTGGAAGCTGGTGAAATGCCATGAAAGCACGAACGAACATCGTCAGACAAAGCGACATCAAGAAAGAGGTCGCAAAGGAAATGCAGAAAAGATATAGCGAACTGCAGGGTGAGATAATGCAGGATATCACAGAACAGATAATGGCGACTGTTTTGTGGACGCTAGACAAGTGGTACGGCTGGAAAGGCAAACGCCTGCGTGCATTCATCGACGCAGTAAATAGCACGTTTGACATCATGGACACGGCTGGATTTGATAACGATAATAACGCCAGCTATCTGAAAGAGACATACGGCATTGACCTGTCGGAACTGATATCAACGGAAATGACCGGCAGGGTGCAGAAAGGCGGTTGAAATGACAGCAAAAGAATATTTGCAGAACGCTTATAAAATCGAGAGACGTGTGAAAATCATTGAAAACAAGGTCAAGAAACTGCGGTCGCAACTAGAATATGCTGGCATTTCCTACGAAAATACAGGTGCTAGTCATGGCAGTTGTAACGGCGATAAGATGTCAAGCACCATTGAACGCATAGCAGAATACGAACGCAGACAGCGGGAACTGGCACTGATACTGATTGACAAACGTCTGCAAATTGAAAAGTCCATTGACGCAGTAGCAGACGCAGACCAGCGAGAAGTCCTTGAAAGGCGGTATCTTTTTTATCAGCGATGGGTGGGAAAATTCAACAAAGAAAACGGTGAATACATAATGGGGATCACTGACTATATGAACTACTCAGAACGAACGATTTATAAAATTCACGGCGAAGCCCTGAAGCATATCGTTGTTCCGAAAGAGTGCAGTGAAATGCAGTGAAATGCAGTTATTAATCTGCTATACTGTATAATAGCCCGATAGGGTGAAAAGGTCAGTTGGTTATCTCCTCAATAAAAGCCAACCCCATTTTTACGCCTGAGTGGCTAGCCCTCAGGCAATGTGCAGGGGCGGTGCGCCATCACTTAACCTGCTCCATGTTTTTTACTTCTTTTGTTTTAGATCTCCTGACTTCCGCCACGGCAACAGCTATGGCGGATATATCGGTCGATACTGCAATGATGTTGACGCCGATACCAATCAGCCACACACACCTCTTAGCAATGTGTCCCATGTGTGGCATTTTTATTTTATGGGGGCGGTATCATGAAAGGCTTTGCATATTCCTTTTACCGCTCGGCAGCGTGGAAGAAGTGTCGCCAATCCTACATTGACAAACGCATACTAATCGACGGCGGTCTTTGTGAAGAATGTCACGAACGTGCTGGATATATCGTTCATCACCGAACATTGTTGACACCAGCGAACATTCGTGACCCTGAGGTATCATTGAACCATGCCAATCTCGAATTCGTGTGCAAAAAATGTCATGATAATTTCGAGGGCCATTTCTACCAAAAATCGCCTAAAAAATTAACAAAATGTGAATTTGATGCATTTGGTATGCCTATGCCCCCCTCAAATTTGGGTTGAATTTTTTCCTAAAATACCGAGGGGGCAAAGGTCATTTTTTACGCACGATAAAATCGCATAAGGGGGTGTAATCTGACAATGGCAAAAATCAAGAAGAACTTGAGCGAGCTGCGAAAAGCTGTGGATAGCTGTGAACCAGCCAAGAGAGAACTGGGCATAAAACTACTAGATCAGCTGGAGTACATGGAAAATCTGTTGAGCGAGTATCAGAAAAAGATAAAAGCAGAGGGCGCAATCATCGAAACAACAAACGGCAATGGTTTTACTGTCAAGACAGAGCACCCTGCAAGCAAAGCGTATGCAACATTAATCGGAAAATACAACGCAATGGCAAAGACAGTTGAGGATATTATCCTTGACAGCCTGCAAAAATCTGAGGGTGACGAGCTGTTGGAATTCCTAGGAGGTGCAAAGCGTTGACGGAATTTGAAAAATATTTTACTGGCATTTATGACGGAAATATCGTTGCGTGTGAGAAAATGAAAAAGGTTTCGGAAATGCTGCTGAACAGATTTGCAAGTCCTGATGAATTTCATTTTGACAAAGCTATTGCAACACGGCACACGGATTTTATAGAAAAATTCTGTAAGCTGCCGTCTGGAAAACTAGGTCAGCCGTTGAAGCTGGAGTTGTTTCAAAAAGCAAGACTGCAAGCATTATTCGGCTTTGTTGACGATAACAACCTGCGCCAGTATAACGAATGCCTGATAATCGAAGGCCGAAAGAACGGCAAGACAACGGAAATTGCGGCAGTCGAAAATGATATGCTAGTCAATGACGGAGAGGGTTCACCGCAGATATATAACGTCGCCACAATGCTAGATCAGGCAAAGCTAGGTTTCAACGCCTGCTACAAAATGATAAAACAATCGCCATTGTTGAGCAAGCATATTCGTAAACGTGCAGCCGATTTGTATTTTCCACTGAACATGGGATTTATAAAAGCCCTTGCAAGCAATTCAAACAGTCTTGACGGTCTGGACGTTCACTGCGGTGTTATCGACGAATTGGCGGCGATTAAAAATCGAGACCTATATGATTTGATAAAGCAAGCAATGGGCGCTAGACAGCAGCCCATTTTATTTTGCATTACAACAAACGGCTTCGTCCGTGGTGGTATCTTTGACGCCCAATACGAATATGCAAATAATTTGCTATACGGACGGCTGACGGAAATCAACAAAAGGTTTCTGCCGTTTATCAACGAACTGGATAGCCCCGACGAATGGGATAAGGAAGAATGTTGGATAAAAGCAAATCCCGGGCTGGGTACGATAAAATCAATAGACTATCTGCGACAAATGGTGCAGAAAGCCAAAGATGACCCTAGCTTCAAAGCAACGGTTATGGTCAAAGATTTTAACCTCCCACAGAATACCGAAAGCGGCTGGCTGAGGTGGGACGAGCTGAACAATGAAGAAACTGTTGTAGATTATCCGTTCAGATATTTCATTGGCGGTTTTGATGCCGCTGATTATATAGACCTGAATGCTGCAAAGGCTATCTGCAAAAAGCCTGATGATGATAGGTTGTATGTAAAATCTATGTACTGGATTCCGCAAGCCGTTCTTGACGCTGACGCTGAAAAGGGTGACAGACGTGGACGAGATAGTGTGCCGTATGAATTGTGGAAATCGCAAGGTCTGCTGAGAACGTGCGAGGGAAACAAAGTCAACAAGCGTGTTATCCTAGACTGGTTTTTGGAACTGAGGGATAAAGAAGATATTTATCCGTTGGCTATCGGCTATGACCCTTGGCACGTTTCGGACGAGCTGATAAAGGCGTTTGAAGAAGAGTTTGGCAAGGGCGTTTTAATACCTGTGCGCCAGGGCGTTATAACACTGTCTGACCCAATGAAAAATTTAAAAGCTGAGTTTCAGCGACACAACATCGTTTATGACAACAACCCAATTGACAAATGGTGTTTTCTGAATACGGCTGTAAAGACAGATGTCAACGGCAACATTCAGCCGTGTAAAAAGTCTGACCGAACGCAGAGAATAGACGGACTTGCGGCACTGCTAGACGCATATGTGGTCTATTATAATCGGCAGGAAGAATTTGAAAGTTTGATATAGGAAAGGAACAAAATGAAAGGTGAAACATACGAACAGTTCGTCGAAAAGTTCAAGCCAAAGAAAACTACTGACGATTGTTACACGCCGCCATTGATATATGATTGTGTGGCAAATTGGGTAGCAAACGAATATGGCATAAATTGTGATGAATTTTGCAGACCTTTTTATCCAGGCGGCGATTATGAAACGTTTGATTATACAGGTAAAATTGTAGTTGACAATCCGCCATTCAGCATTCTTAGCAAGATTTTACGCTTTTATATCGAAAAAAACATAAAATTTTTTCTGTTTGCACCTGCTCTCACTCTATTTTCAGGAGCAACAGAACACTGTACAGCAATTCCAGTGGGTGCAGCCGTAACCTACGAAAATGGGGCAGTTGTTAGCACGTCGTTTGTAACGAATCTTGATGATAGCGACATTCGGGTTCGTACCGCCCCACGCCTTTACAAGATTTTGAAAAGTTGTAATGATGTTAGCAGGAAAGAGAAAACTAAGACAATGCCAAAGTATGAATATCCGAAAAATGTTGCAACAGCGGCTAAAATCAATCGGCTTTCAAAGGCTGGCATTGACTTTGAAATTAAAAAAATCTGAAAGCCTTCGTGTTCGTGCTCTTGACACTCAACTTTTGCAAAGAAAAGCAATATTCGGGTCGGGATACCTCATTTCAGATGACGCTGCCATGTGTTTAGAACGAGCAGAACGAGAACGAACAGAACGATGGCAACTGAGCGAGAGAGAAAAGGCTATTATAGCAGAATTGAACAAGAAATAATTTTGAAAATTATACAAAGAGAGGGGTGAAAAAATGGGTCTGATAAATCGTTTTAAAAACAGGTCGCAGGTAGTAACCAGATATAAGATGATGACGGAAATCGGCAACGGCTATTATGGTTGGGATGGCAATGTTTATCGGTCGGATTTGGTGCGTGCCTGCATTCGCCCCAAAGTCAAGGCTATTGGAAAACTGACCGCAAAACATATCAGAAAATCATATAGCCAAAAGGGGGACGGCAGTATCGAGATAAACCCTGAACCATATATGCGAATGCTACTGGAAGAACCTAACGAGTTCATGACGATGCAGAAAATGTTGGAAAAAGTCGCAACACAGCTGTGTTTGAACAACAACGCATTTATTCTGATTATCCGTGACGGCAACGGCTATCCTACTGAACTATATCCTATCCCTGCAGACAGCGCAGAGTGCGTATATATCGGCAACGATTTGTATTTGAAATTCACGTTTTTCAACGGGCAAAGATATACGTTTCCATATGCTGACATCATTCATCTGCGTAGTGATTTTTATAAAGACGATATTTTCGGCGAACGGCTGAGCGAAACGCTGACGCCACTAATGGAAATCGTAACAACGACAGATCAAGGCATTGTCAAGGCTATTAAGAATTCGTCGATTATTCGCTGGCTGTTGAAGTTCACCAGCTCCTTGCGTCCTGAGGATTTGAAAAAGCAGGCGCAGGAGTTTAGCGAGCAGTTCATGAGCGTTCAGAACGGCACAGGTGTTGCGGCAGTCGACAGCAAAGCTGACGCAAAGCAAGTTGACGCAAAGGATTATGTACCGAATTCATCGGTCATGGAAAAGACCACACAGAGAATTTATTCGCTGTTTAACACAAACGCAAATATCGTACAGTCAAACTACACCGAAGACCAATACAACGCCTATTACGAATCGGAAATAGAACCAGTAGTAATGGAACTGGCTGGCGAATTCACAAGAAAACTATTCAGCCGTATCGAAAGAGGATATGGCAACAAGATAGTTTTTGAAGCGTTCAATCTGAGCACTGCGTCGATGTCAACCAAGCTGAATCTGGTGCAGTTCTTCGACAGAGGTATCATGAACGCAAATGAAATCCGAAGCGTGTTCAATCTGGCTGACATTCCTTCGGGCGATCAGTATTATGTCAGACTAGACACGGCAAAGATAGACAGCAGTGAGGGAGGTGAAAATGATGAAAATTAACGTCAAAGGTACAATCGTTCCGAATGATGACCAATGGATCTATGACCTTTTCGAAATTGACGCCACTTCCCCTGCGAGGGTCTTAAAAGATATAACTGCGGCAACTGAAAAAGGCGAGCCGTTGGAAGTTTACATCAACTCTGGTGGTGGTGATATTTTTGCGGCGTCCGAAATCTATTCGGCAATCCGTGAATATTCAGGTGATGTCAAGATACACGTTGTCGGTCTTGCAGCAAGTGCGGCAAGCGTGATAGCGTGTGCAGGCAAGTCAGATATATCACCGACGGCACAGATCATGGTGCATAACGTATCATCAGCGACAAGAGGTGATTACCATGACATGGACAAAATGTCAGAGGTTCTGCAAAAAGCCAATGAGACCATTGCAAATGCCTACATAACCAAGTCAGGCATGACAAAGGAAAAGGCACTGGAAATCATGGACAAGGAAACATGGCTGACGGCTGATGAGGCGGTCGAACTGGGACTGATAGACGAAATCGCAGGGAGCAAGAACGTCAAATCACAGCTTGTGGCGGCCTACTGCGATATCATACCGCAGAACGTAATCGAAAAAATGAAAGCTGAGCGTGCTGACAAAAAGATAACAGCACAGGCAAGGCTAGACAAATTAAAGGAGGGTTATAAAAATGACAAGACAGGAAATGCTTGACAGGGCTCAGGCTCTTATCGACGAGGGCAATTTTGAGGAAGCCGAAAAGCTGATGAATGACGCTGAAAAAGCGGCAAAGGCACAGGCAAATCTGAACGCTATGACAAAGGACCATGCGTCAGAAACAATGAAAAATATCATCGAAAGGAATGAAAACAAGATGAGCGAGAATGCGATCACACACACATCAAACATCTATGACAGTATCGAGTACAGAACTGCGTTTATGCACAACGTTCTCGAGGGTACACCAATCCCTGCGAAGTTTGCAAACGAGGCGCAGTCCACAAAGACCACTGACGTTGCGGCTGTTATTCCGTCAACAACCATGCAGAGAATCGTCGAGAAGCTGGAGGAACACGGCCAGATCTATGCCCTTGTCACAAAGACAAATATTAAGGGTGGCGTGACAATCCCTACATCAAGCGCCAAGCCAGTTGCAACATGGGTCGCTGAGGGCGCAAGCTCTGACACACAAAAGAAGTCCACAGGCTCAATCACTTTCAGCTACTACAAGCTGAGATGTGCTATCTCCATGTCACTTGAAGTTTCTGTGGTATCACTCGACTTTTTTGAGACAACATTTGCTAATCAGGTAGCCGACGCAATGATCGCTGCTATCGAAACAGCGATCATCAAGGGTGATGGTTCAGGCAAGCCGAAGGGTATCACAAAGGAAACTGTTGTCAGCGGTCAGAACGTGGACGTTGCACTGGCAAGCGGAATTACATACAATACCTTGTGGGATATGAAGAAGAAAATTCCGTCAGGCTACAGAGCAGGCGTTAAGATGTTCATGAACTATGCAACATTCTGCGACATTCAGGCACTGACGGACACAAACGGACAGCCTATCGCTAGGGTCAACTATGGTCTTAAAGGAGATATGCAGCCATCAATCCTTGGCACACCTGTTGTGTTCTCTGACGATATCGACGCTTATGCAGACACTGTATCGGCTGATACAATCGTTGCGTTCTTCTTCCGCCCTGAGGACTATATCCTCAACACAAATCTTGCCATGACAGTCAAGAGATATGAGGATAATGACACCGAGGATCAGGTAACAAAGGCGGTCATGCTGGTAGACGGCAAGGTTATCGACAAGAACAGCCTTGTGACACTCACAAAGAAGAGCAAGTAATCATGATAAAAGGGGGGCATAACGAATGCTAGAAAGTTTGAAAAATTCGTTGAGGATATCGCACAACAAGCTAGATAGCGACATTATGTCAAACGTTGACGCCTGCATGGAAGATTTGAAGCGTGTGGGCGTGTTCGTTCCCTTTGACGCTGATGATTGCAGTGCAATTCTGAAAAAGGCTATCGAAAACTATGTCAAATGGCAGTATGATTTCAACGGCAAGGGAGAAGATTTCCGTAAGAATTACGAGCGCCTGCGAGACGCACTAAGTCTGAACGAGGACTACACGGAGGGGATTTAACGATGTTTAATGATGTTGTAAAAATCGCCAAAGCAAAGATAGTTTCGGACGAGATAGGAAATCAAGAAAAGGTCGTTGACTGGGAGAATGCCAAAGAGGTTTTCTGTCAAGTATCATCAATTTCACGTTCTGAATTTTACAGCGCCGCACAAGCAGGGTTTCAACCTACGCTGAAAATCAAAATGGCAGATTACTATGACTATGACGATGAAGATATGTTATTCTATAACGGTCGGGAATATCGTATCATACGCACATATGTCGCAGGAATAGCCATTGAACTGACGGCTGAACGTTTTGGCGGTGATTGCTGATGAAATCGGTTGAAATTGATGTCAGCAAACTGGCAAAACAGGTCGCTGATGACCTGAAAGAATACAGCGAAGAAACCGCAAAGATAGTTGACGGCTGTATCGACGAGGTTGCAGACCAGTGTGTCGAAAAGCTGAAAGCCACATCACCACGCCGAACAGGCAAGTATGCCGAAAGCTGGAAAGCCGAAACAGTATACGCTAAGTCGGGCAACAAACGTGTTGTTGTGCGAAACAAAAAATACTACTATCTCACACATCTGTTGGAGCACGGCCACGCAAAAAAAGGCGGCAAGGGCAGAGTAAAGGCATTTGTGCATATTAAACCTGTTGAGGAGTATGCACAAAAGGCACTGCCTGAACTGATAGAAACGAGGTTGAAGAAATGAATTTGACATTGGCTGACATACGTTCACGATTAACGGCTATCGACGAACTGAAAGACAAAGTCGCATACTATTCATCACGTGATGAAATGAAAACGCCATACTGCGTGTTCTATCGTGAAAGCACCATAGACAGCGGAGACGATATGCACCCCGCAAGCCTGCGAGAACAGACAATAGTCATTGAGTTGTATACTAGAAAAATCGACGTTGAATTAGAAACGGCTGTGGAGAAACAGTTTGCAGATTTTGATTTGGAAAAGTCTGAAAGCTGGATAGAAGACAGCAAGGAATATCAGATAAGATATTCATTTACCAATTACCTGAAGTAAAGGAAGAAACAATGCGATATTTAGGCGGAAAATGCAGGATAGCAAAACCTATCTCAGAACTTATTTTACAAAAAAAAGGAAGACACTAAGACGTTTGTAAGTTTGTTCTGCGGCGGCTGTGCAATCGAAACAAAATTAGCACCACATTTTGAAAATGTTATATGCAATGACCTGCACCCATATCTGATAGCTATGTATCAGGCACTACAAAACGGCTATGATTTGCCCGAAAATATATCCGAAGAACAATATAAATATATCCGTGAGCATAAGGACGAGGATAAGGCGTTGACTGGCTTTGTGGGTTTTGAATGTTCGTTCGGCAGCCAATGGTTTGCCACATATGCAAGAGATCATAGCGGTAAACATAATTTTTGCAAAGAAGGCAGAAACGCTATAATGCGGGATATTGAAAATCTTAGAACAGCAAAATTCACCTGTGCCGACTATCGCAGTGTTGACATTCCTGACGGGTCTATAGTATACGCTGACCCACCATATGTTGGTGTTGCAGGCTATTCAACAGGCGGATTTGATAGTTCTGACTTTTGGGAATACATGCGAAAAATCAGTGAGAAAAACACAGTATTTATTTCGGAACTGCAAGCACCTGACGATTTTGTTTGCGTTTGGCAAAAAGAAATTTTAAGAACGTTAAATGGTAATAGCAAACGTTCAAAATCTGTTGAAAAATTATTCGTACATAAATCACAAATTTAAAAAGGAGGAATTGAAATGGCTGAGACAAAGAAAGCCCCAAGCAATATTATTCTCGGAAGCGGTTATATCTACTATCAGGATTTCAACGATGAAACAATACCTGATGTTGATACTATCTGCACCGAAGCCAATGTGCTGGGTTATATTCAGGGTGGCGCAACCCTATCTTATAAACCTACATCCTACACCGCAAGTGATGATGACGGCACGCACCAGAAAACAATCATCACCGAAGAAGAGGCTACACTGAAAACTGGAATCGTGGTATTCAACGGCAATACCCTTGACGTTCTCTGCGATACCGCAAGAGTAACAGAAGATACCAGCAAGAAACGTAGAACTGTCAAAATTGGCGGTCTGAAAAATATGCGTCGCAAGAAGTATGTTCTGTGTTTCCGCCACGTTGACGCAGTTGACGGAAATATATGGGTCATGATCGTGGGCAACAACCAGAGCGGTATCGAACTGGCATTCGCAAAGGATAAGGAAACTGTTATCGATGCAGAGTTTAAAGCACTGCCAAGCGACAGCGAGGGAACGCTGATTACCTACATCGAAGAAGACAAGTCGATAAGTGCCACATAAGCAACACAAATACACAGCCTGCTGAATTTTTCAGTGGGCTGTTTTTTTGGAGGTGAATAAAATGCCAAAGACGTTGAATTTCAATAAAATGCAAAAACCTAGCCTGCGTATTGAGCTGGCTGATGAAAAGCATACCACGATTTTTGTTATGCCGCCCACAAAAGGCGAGATTGAAGCGTTTGGGGAAATATCCGCAAAGCTAGGTGGCAACAAGCTAGACGAAGCAATCGAAATGTGTGCAAAACTGATGTCACACAACATTGCGAAAATACCAATAACGGCTGAAACACTGGCTGATTGGGATATATACGACATTCAAACATTCTACCGCACATATATCGACTATCTGCTAGAAATCAAAAATTCAAAAAACTAGCACTCCCCTACTATCCACCGCAGGATAGGGAGGGGGAGAAATATGAAATTTCCTCAACGTGGGAAAAGTTAGTTGCGGACTATATGGGTATATCGCTATATGATGTTGATGATATGGACTACTATGACTATCTGCTGATACGACGTGACGCTTTTATCGCACGGCTCAGGCAGACGGAGAGCGGTCAAGAGTACCTAGATAACGCATATAGGCTGACCCTGACGAAGCCTGACCGACAGGCTTTGAGAGAAAATTTCGGAAAGGGGGTAATGATAGGTGGCAAAAAGTAGCATAAAAGGTATTACTATCAAAATAGGCGGTGACACCACAGGTCTTGACAAGGCGCTGAAAGAAACGAACAAAAAGAGCCGTGAGCTGGAGAGCGAATTGAAAGTGGTCAATAAAGCCCTGAAGCTAGACCCGAACAACGTCACACTGGTAAAACAAAAACAAGACCTGTTGAAGGACAGTATCAAAGAAACAAAATCCAAGTTGGACGTGCTGAAAGAAGCACAATCACAGGTCACAGCACAGTATAAAAAGGGCGAGATAGACGCAGGACAGTATCGTGCGTTTCAGCGTGAATTGGAAACGACAAAGTCAAAGCTGTCAAGTCTGAAAGACGAAAAGAAAAATGTTAATGCCATTGGCACGGCATTTAAAGAAGCCAAAGACAAGGTCGAACCTGTCATAAAAAAAGTTGAAAAAGTCGGTTCTGCCATAGGCGGTGCGGCAAGCAAAGCCGTAAAGTTCACGGCAACGCTGGGCAAGATAGATACGGCTATGATAGGCAAGGCGGCTGATGGGTTCAAAAAATATACGCAGACTATAGGTGTTGGTCTTGCAGCTGTAACAACGGCGCTTGCGGCAAACGTTGAAACTAGCCGTGAGTGGAACAGCGATATGACCAAGCTGAAAACAAACGCCGAAACCAGCGGCAACAATTTTGATTTTATGAAATCAAAAATGCAAGATTTGGTGGCTATCACAGGCGAGTCCGATTCAAGCATTGAAGCGTTGTCAAACCTTATGGCTGTCGGTTTCAGCGATGAACAAATGACGCCTGCTATAAATGCACTCAGCGGAGCGGTTGAAAAATTCCCTGATACCTTGAAAATCGAGAGCCTTTCAGACAGCTTGCAGGAAACCCTTGCCACAGGTGCTGCGACAGGTCAGTTTTCAGAACTTATTGGGCGTATGGGTGATAGTGTTGACGATTTTAATGCGGGTCTACAGAACTGCACGTCAGAGGCAGAACGTCAACAGTATGCCCTTGATTGGCTGGCAAATTCGGGTCTGTCGGAAATCAATGACGAATACCAATCAGCAAATAAATCAACGCTGGACTATGAACGTGCTAGTTTTGAATTGCAGGACGCCCTTGCGTCTTTGGGAACTGCATTCACGCCTGTTATGGCTGGTGCAAAGGGAATGGCGGCAGATTTTCTGACAAAATCGTTACCAGCTGTTCAGAAATTGTCAGGTGGTTTTACCCAACTGTTTGACGGCGTTTCTAGTTTGCTAGACGCATATGACAGTGGCGGTCTTGACGGCTTGACCGAACAGATCCCGATTGTTATATCTAACCTGTTTAATTCTGCATCGGAATTTCTAGCCGAAAACGCACCTACGCTAATCACAGCAGCAACCACAGTTTTAACATCTATCATTCAATCACTGGCACAATTAGCTCCGTCACTAATCAACTCAATTCTGCCGTCACTGCTTAACGGCTTTTTCGGATTGATAAATGCACTGGTTTCAACTATTCCTACGCTAGTGCCTGAACTGGTGCAGGGTGCGATCACGCTGTTTTTAGGTCTGATTGACGGACTAAATGATGTTATCGGACAGCTAATGCCAATGTTGCCTAGTTTGATAAAACAAATAACTGACACGCTGATTGAAAATCTTCCTGCAATCATCGAGGGCGGTTTCCAATTACTAACAGGACTAATAACAGGTCTGACCAAATGCACACCTGATTTGATTGACGCAATAATAGCGTTGATACCTGTTATAACAGATTCACTGACAGAAAATCTGCCTGCGCTAGTCAAGGCAGGTATGGAATTGATAGTTGCGTTGGCAAAAGGCTTGCCGACTGCAATTCCTGCTATCATAGACGCACTGCCTGATATAATCAGCGCTATCATAGACGGATTCAAAGACGTTGATTGGCTGGACTTGGGTGCAAATATTCTCAAAGGCATTTTGAACGGATTAGTTTCTGCGGTCAGTGGAATCTGGAGCGTAGTTGAAGATGTTGGAAGTGCTATCATAGACGGATTCTGCGATTTCTTCGACATCCATTCGCCTTCAAGGGTTATGGCAAAAAAGGTCGGTCAGTATCTGCCGTCTGGTATTGCTGTCGGAATGGAAGATACGGCAGACGAACCAGTGGACGAGGCACAAGCTATCGTTGACAGTGTTGCAGGTGTATCGGCTGAAATGGATCCTGTCATGATAGGCAGACAGACCGCAAGAAAAACGGTTGACAAAATATCAACCGAAGCCGACAGCACCACACAACACGGCAAGAGCGGTGATTTGACAGTGGTTATGAACATCGACGGAAAACGTTTCGCCACAGTGACAGCGCCATACATGGACGTTGCTATGGCTGAAAAAATCAATCTAAATGCTAGGAGGGTGGCTGACAATGTCTAGTATAACGATAAATGGTAAAAATTCCTATACCGATTTCGGAGCGTTGTTGACATCACGCAGTACACCGCCGCCAAACATCAGGGATATATCGGCTACTATACCATACCGAAATGGCGACATATGTTTCACATATCAGAATGGCGGTAAACCTACCTATGATACACGAACGTTGACATACAAATTCGTGTTTATGGACTGTCCGAAAACCGCCCTGCGGAAAACAGTGGCAGATTTTGAAAACTGGATTTTGTCGGCTGGTGAATGTGATTTATACGACGATGCTGAAATTTACCATTATAAGGCAAGAGCGATTAGCTGTACCGAAAGTGAAAAGGGCTATCATGTTGAGGTAACGGCAACGTTCAAAGCACAGCCGTATAAGATATCTGACGATTTTTCTGACAAGGGATTTGACAATTTCAGCTTTGAAAATGACTATCTAAATCTTACGGACATGACACTGACGGCTATTGAAATGGCTCCGCACGCCCCTATGGGCGTTCTGAAAGTCTATTTGTATTCGGACGTGCCGATAAAACCACGTCTGACATATAGGCGGTCTGCTGATGATACCAACAAGGTAGGATTCACGCATTTCCAAAATAACAACGTTGATATTTCCGAAAAGGTATACAGACCGACAGAAAAACCATTCGATATGGACGAACTGATTTTACAGCCGGGTTTGAACACTTTGTCAGCGTATGGCTTCGGCACGCTCACGCTGAATCTGCATGAGGAGGTGTTATAAATGCATACTGTCACTATCACAAATGGCGCTGAAAAAACCACAATACATAGTGATAACCTTGACCGCATTTCGGGTGGAAAAATCGTCAAGGCTGTCAATGCCGTTGACAGTTTCACGTTTACCATATACCCCGACAATGCAGGATATGACAAACTGAAACCGCTGACAACATCGGTCACTGTCACGGACGATAGCACAGGCAAAGGCGTTTTTATCGGACGTGTACTGAAATGTCCTGACAGCATGGGCGAACAAGGGCTGATTTGTAAATCTGTCACCTGCGAGGGGCGTTTAGGCTGGCTATACGATAGTGTTCAGCCATACGCGGAATACAAAATGGTAGGCGTTCGGACAGTGCTAGCGTCATTCATTTCCAAACACAATGCGCAGGTCGGTGATGATAAACACATATCGGTCGGACAGGTCACTGTTACGGCTGAAAATAATTACACATATTCTGTCAACTGGGTATCGACTATGGACGCTATATCTGAACAACTGGTCGGAAAATTCGGCGGTGAGATACAGCTGAGAGACCAAGACGGCAAAGTGTATATAGACTATCTGGAACATATCGGACACGGCACAGACACAAAAATAGAACTGGCAGTAAATCTCAAAACTATCAGCCGTGAAGTGGACGAAACGAGCGTTATTACACGGCTATATCCACTGGGTGCAAAGCAGACCGACAGCGAGAAAAGGCTGACGATTGGCACTGTAAACGGCGGTAAAGACTATATCGAAGATAGTGCGTTAGTCGCTAAATATGGCGTAATCAGCGGTACACAGACGTGGGACGATGTGACGCAGGCGTCAATTTTGAAAACAAAAGCTACAGCATTCCTGAAAAGTGCAAATAAAGCCAAAAAGCAGTATAAAATAACTGCGGTTGATTTGTCAACAATTGATATGAATTTTGAACAGTTTGAGCTAGGCTGCTGGTATCGTGTGGTCAACCCTCTCATGGGGATTGACGAAGATTTGCGCATAATCGGCATTACTATAAACCTTGACAATCCTGAACAATCGGAGTTGACATTTGGTGACAAATTTGAAACTATGACAGGGTTCATGACAGCCAAAACCAAGAGCCTGCAGACTGCTATTGATAATAGTGAATTCAGAAACAGACAGGTCATAGACAGCAAAATTGAAAATGCCACAAAACTGATTACAGGCGCAGAGGGCGGACACGTCATTCTTGACCCGTCAGAAAAACCAGAACGCATTCTGATTATGGATACGGCTGATATAAATACCTGTAAATCCTGCATTCAATTAAACAAAAATGGGTTAGGTTTTTGGAAATCGTCCGACGGCGGTTCTGCAAAAACAGGGCCGTACACAAACGCATGGACTATCGACGGAAATTTGGTGGCTAGTTTTATAACCGCCCTGACCCTGACAGGGTTGAAAATCAACAACGGTAGCGGAACGTTCAAAGTAGACGAAAGCGGAAACGTGGTCGCTAACAAACTGTCGTCAAAATCAGCAACTATCACAGGCGGAAGCATTAACATTCAGACGTCTAGTCAAAACACCAGTGCGATTCAGCTATCGCACAATGAATGGACGCTGAAAGTCAGTCCGCTAGAGATACGCATTGACAACAGCACAATCGGCGGTCATATCGTCCTGCAGGCTGGCGCTATGTCAGGCTATTGGAATAACGAATTAAAATTTTCACTAGATACAAATAGTGGTAATATTTCAACGTACACAGACAGCGGTAAAAAGGTGTTTACAGTTGATACCAATAACAGGGCAATGTATCTGTACAACGAAAATGAAAAAATCGCAATACAGTGCTACGGCAAGACAGGTGATATTATGTGCAACAGTATCACCACCAAAAACCACACACTAGACTAGGAGGGATAAAATGGCGAATAATGTTGATTTGGCAGCAGCAATCGAAACTGTCCGAAACGCATTTTACGGCCGTGATGTCCGTCAGGCGTTGGTTGACGCACTAACGGCAACAGAACAGGCAGTAAATGACCTGAATCAGAATAAAATCAAAAGCGGTACAATTGAATACACACTGGAAAAGGCAGCTTCAAGCGTGCAGATACCGCTGAATTTGGATTTTGTGCCGAAGCAGATATGCGTGTCGCTGAGGGATATCGGCACACCTAGCCCATTTCAGAACTACTGCACCCATGTGCAGGTGTACAAGGGCGCATATTTTGCAGTGATTTGCATGGGTCCTAGCAATGGCGCAACCACTGTCAATGTGCCTGCAGGAACGTACAGCATTGACTACATAGCAATCGTATAGGGGGTGCAGAAATGGTAATCAGACTAGACGAAAATTACAACGCAATGACATCAACAGCCCTACTGGGCTATGTCGGTGAAACTAATGCTAGACCTGTATCGGTCGAGGGCATGGAGATAGACGGTGCAGACCGCTATGTGCTGACGATAGACTACGGCGATGGCGTTCAGTATGAGGTCGATATCACAGGTGGACAGTGGACACCAACGGCAGATATACTGCGTTCAGCGCAGACAGTATCGTGTCAGATATGTGCGAAAAAACTGTCAGGGCAGGAATATATCCTGCTGAAAAAATCACGCATATTCAGATTGCGAATAGGTGCGGCTATCGGCAATAATGCCGTGCCGTCACCAAGTGTGGCAGCTGACGCACTGGATAAGATAGATGCCATAGGCAGACAGGCGCACGCAGATATGCAGACAGCTGTCACCGCTGCAGAAACAGCGACAACGTCTGCTGAGAACGCAAAAAAATCTGCCACAGCCGCAGAGAAATCAGCAGATACCGCAGAACAGGCAGCAAGCCGTGCCGAAACCGCAAAGACAGCGGCTGAAACTGCCGCACAGACAGCACAATCCATAGCTGACAGCCTGCCAGACGATTATGTAACGGCTGTCGGAAAAATCGCTGAGAACACGGCTGAAATTTCTGCGGTAAAGCTGTCTAACAAAGAGTTACAACGCCGTGTGGACGCACTTTATGACATAGGTCAGGGTGTGACACATAGGTTTGAAACTGATACAGATACGGCAGATTCAAAGACAGTTCCTACAGGGGCAAAGCTGATGTCGGTCAAGTCGGTGGGTGGTAAGAGTTTGGCGTGGAATCAGATGTATAATGAATATAAATATGGTGGTAGCACGTTGAACTGCAAGCCGATTTTTAAATCACATAAATACCTGCTCCGAGTACATTATACTGTTTTAGAAGATGTAAAGGCATATCTATATTTTAGGGATGTCCTATACACGCCAACGACTAATAGGCAAATAACAAAAGATTTAACTGCTGGTAGCGGCAAAATATCATGGATTACTAGCCCATTAGGTGAACATAGTGATGGTGGCGAATTTGGAACATTTATCACTGTGAATAATGCTGATGGTAGTCAGAAATACGATACATCGCCATTCAGTAATCATGAAATTTTCGACCTAACCCAAATGTTTGGCGCAGGTAACGAACCTAGCACAGTGGAAGAATTTGAGAAAATATTCCCTAATGATTATTACCCATATAATGCAGGTGAGATTATTAGTGCTGGGGTGACAGAGATTGCTGTGGGTGATACCGCCCATCAAATCCCCGAAGCAATCCGCAATCTGCCTGGCTACGGCTGGTCGGCAGGAACGGCTAAGAACTGGGTGGACTATGAGAATAAAAAATATATTCAATGTGTTGACAGCGTTGATTTGGGGACACTGGGTTGGGGAATTAATACGACTTCCGCTGTTGGACGTCATTTCTATGGGTATGTGAGACCTCTCAATTTTAAATATCTTGGTGTATTTGGAACAACCGTTTATAATGTATTGTGCAGTAAATATAGAACAGTTCCCAGAAGTTCCAATGTATTTGTTGATAAAACAATCACGATAGACGGGGTTGATGACATAGTTTCGCAAGTTCAGATTAAAGACACCGCCTACACCGATGCCACCGCATTTAAGCAGGCAATGTCAGGTGTAATCCTGTATTACGAGTTGGCGAACCCTATAATCACCGATATTTCAACCCTAATACCAGACGACTTTCTGCGGAATATCGAAGTCGAGGCAGGGGGTTCAGTGACATTCAAAAACAGCAATGATAATTACCATATACCAGTGCCGTCGGAAGAAGAGTATATCGTGAAACTGAGTGAAGTAGGAGGTAACGTATGACGGATTTGCAAAAGAAAATGGCTGAGAAGCTGGGACTATCTACCGAAGATTTTCAGCCGAAGAAAGCCACAAAAGTGGACGAGCTAGAAGCACAGGTGCTATACACTGCGCTGATGACCGACACGCTAATCGAGGAGGGCAAGGAAGATGTATAGGAAAGTCAAACGTTTGTACGATTTAGGACTGTACACTGCCGAACAGGTCAAGGACTTTGCTGACAGGGGCAAGATAACCCCTGAGCAGTACGAGGAAATCACAGGAGATAAATATGAAAGCGAGGTAGTGAAGTAGTGAAATACATAATCATGTTGATAATCGTGATAGGTCTTGCATCGGCTGATTTTGCCACTGGCTGGATAAAAGCCTATTGCAAAGGCGACGTTCGGTCGTCAAAAATGCGCAAGGGTGGTCTGAACAAACTAGCCGAAATAGTCGTCATGGGTGTGGCTATCGGTTCGGAAATAGGTTTTGAACAGCTAGGACACTACTATGGACACAGCGAACTGGCAGGCATTGCAGGAACTATCACCGCACTAGCTGTTTTCGGGTATATTTTCACCATGGAAGTAGTTTCCATACTGGAAAATTACGGTGAAATCAATCCGCAGGCGAACTGGATAAACAAAATTGTGGCAAAATTTGGTGTTTTCAAAGATAAGGAGGACTAACTATGGCAATGACATTTGATGAATTTGTAAAGAAATACAAAGGCAAGGGCATTGATTTTGACAAAGCATATAATGTACAGTGCTTTGACCTGGCAAACCAGTACAACCGTGATGTTATCGGCTGCGGTATGTTCACAGGTCTGTATGCTAGGCAGATTTACGAAGATTTCGACAGGCAGGCGGTCAAGGGCTATTTTACCAGAATAAAGAACACTCTATCGTTTGTGCCGAAAAAGGGTGACATCGTGGTATGGGGCGGCAGTCTGAACGGCGGTATCGGTCACGTTGCCATAGCCACAGGCGAAGGCAACACAAAATATTTCTACAGCTACGATCAGAACTGGACAGGCAGGAACGATCCATGTACAAAAATCAAACACAATTACAACCATGTTCTTGGCGTTCTGCGTCCGAAAAATCAGAACGCTATCAATCCGCCCGCACTTGACGCCAAGGGCTATAAGAAAGGCGCAAGCACAGACGGGTCGTATGCCCTGAAACAGTTGCTAATCCTTGATGGTGCAAAGCTGGACGATAATGCCGTCATTGGCAAGGGCACTGTATCCGCTATCAACGCACGGCTGAAAGCGTGGGGCTACAAGCAGAACGGCATTGCAGGCAAGAAATTCATCAAGAAACTGCGTGAAAAAATCAAGAAATAGTCGCATAAAATTCTCATAAATTCCTCATAAATTTAGCCGTCAGAGCGTTTGCCCTGGCGGCTTTTTTTATTGCGATACGCAGTTATTGCAGAACCTTGTGAACGGTACTGATATCTCCGTCGTCACGTTCAGCGTTTACAAAAATCGTATTCAGCCATTTCACCTTATAGCCGTTGTTGGTATGGTATCCGTGAAAATGCGCACGTCTGATGTGCGGTGCTTTCGGTGCGCTGTGACCTTGTGCACTGTGCTGGTAGCTGACACTGCTTTCAGCCTGTCTGTGCTTGCGCACAGCAATTCCTATGCGGTATCCTACATTTGCTACGGCTGATTTTTGGGGCTGTGCAGACGGCTTCTGTGGATGTTGTGCGGCGGTCTCCTTCTGTGCCTGTCGTTTCGTGACAGGTGTGATTTCAGCGTTTACGGCTGATAGGTAGACAATGAACTGCAATTTTTCGGCTATGTCGCATATCATTGCCTTAGTGCCTGCCTTGTCTTTTTTGGCATAGCTGCCTAGAATTTTATATATCAGTTCTTCAACTGTCATATCATACTGCAATTCTATAGCGATTGATTCCGAATAGTAGTCTTTTTCAGCATCGTCAAAAAAATATTCTGTCATTGTCATTCGGTCGCCCTGCAAATCGAAGAAAAACCCCACGCTATTTTTGTATTTTCGCTGGACATAAAAACAGTTACACGGCAATTGTTTGAAAACGTCTGCGCTGATTTTCAAATCGGCTGTGCCTTGACCGCTGAGCAAATCTGCAAAATCATCATCAAATAGATACACTTGCCGTCCACTATAGTACCAGTTTGTCATATTTTTTATAGCCCCCAGCTTGTCTAAAAAATCATCTGACATTATCGTTTGTTCGGTCAGCTTGGCGGCTTCGTCTAGTGTCTTCTTACCGATTTTGATATAGTCACGCATCAGCTGACCGCTGACATAGTCCACTATATCGGTATCGGTTGCGATATGTCCTATGGCTTTTATGGTTTCTATGTTGGCTGCTACTACTTTGTCTGGCAGCAATTCGTATTTTTGTTTTGCCATGTCATTTTACCCTGACGTTTATGCGGTCGATATTTACATTTGTCGCTTCTATGCCGTGCTTTTTCAATTCTCGTTCGATTGTAACCGAATTTTTCGGGGTGGTAAGCCTGATCTGTCTGCAAATGTAGTGCTTCTCACACTTTTCACCATAATTTTTCCCCTTGACAACTTCAAATTCGTCTGAAATGTCGTTATCGGTCAGCCCTAGTTTTTCAACTAACACCTTCCAATCCTCTGGATTGATAGGGTCGAGGACTTTGACTTCCACGCCGTCACGTGGTGTCATTTTATATATCCAGTATGCTTTCTTGTCAAATTCCACTGCACTTCTTGGAATGTTAGCGTTTCCACGTGGTATAAGATGTTTTGATACATCATCAACTTTTGAAAAATCGATCATATTCAACTGATATGTGCGATTTTTTATTTTTACCAGCAAATAGTTGCCCTCAGGGGCATACAGCCTATCAACTATCAGTCGCTTTTCACCATTAATTTCTTCAAACTCAAAACTGTCAGCTTCCAGCAAATCTTCTGGCTTGCAGTCCAGTGCCGTGCATAGACGCCCCAGTGTGCTAGCCTGGATAAAGTTGATATCCTGCGCACCGCTCTCCAGACGGCAGATATAGCTTCTGACAGAACCTATTCTCTTTGCCAGTTCATCTTGTGTCATGCCTCTTGCTTCTCTCATGTCTTTCAACTTGCTCATGTTATCAGTTCCTTTCAAATTTTATTTTGCTTTCCAGCCGACGCCCTTTCGGGCGTTTCGTCTCAATCTTCCGAGACTCATCAGGGCTGTTTATGCGTTGTAATCTGCACACATTTTTTCGGCTTCTTCTGTGACGCTCTGCTCGCTGATGACTCTGCCAGACATCAGAATGTTTACAATGGCGCTGTCATTATATTCAACCCATGAATTTTCGTCAGCAAATTCATCACACCATACATGACCTGTTGAACGATTAATCATCAAAACTACGTATGAGCGATAATAGCCACCGCCGTTTGCTCTCTTATAGGTTTCCACTGCTTCCTTAACGCCTGTGATTTTCATAATTTTTTCCTCCTCATATTGTTTCACGTTCGATTATTTTCTTGGCTGATGTTTCGTTTATCAGCTTTTTGTTTTGATGTATCGTCAGCTGTTTAACCAGGTCGCTCATGGTTTTTATGTTCATGCCGTGCTTATTCAGCTCAGCCGCTACGATTTCAAAACCTACTGCAACGTCATAACCTTTCTTGTCAGCACCCTTGCACTTATCGACAGCGTACTCGGTTACAGAACCAACTCTCCAGAAGAGGGTCTTGCGTCTGATATCGTTTGCGTAGTCAATCTGTTTTGGCGTGCCCTCAAGCTCTGCGCACTCGATTTCAAAAATCACGTTGAAATACTTTGCAAGCCAAGCGGCGTGTGCTGCTTTTCTCTCTTCGTCCCTGATTCCGTTCAGAACACTTGGGTTTTCTGTCATTGAATACTCGAATTTTGAATACTGATTTTCCATGATTTGTACCTCCGAAAATTAATTTTTGATTTCAGGTCTCATCTCTTGCCTGTGATTATAGTATACCATGTTATCTAGCAAATGTCAAGTAGTTAGATAACAAAAATATAGATAACATTGAATTTTGTAGGATTGCACAAATATAGACTTGCCTTTTGTGCATATTTTCAGAACAAAATTTCAGTGTGTGCAAAATTCTGTGTCATATTTCGTGTCATATATTTATCATTTTGAATGATATTTTATCATTTCTACGCATATTTTAGCATTTTAGGGCATAAAGAAAACCGCCTATCTACGTCATTTGACGCAAACAAACGGTTTTTTACTGGTCGAGGTGACGGGACTTGAACCCACGGCCTCTGCGTCCCGAACGCAGCGCTCTACCAAACTGAGCCACACCTCGAAATACCACTGTAATATTATATCACACCCATCAAACCTTGTCAAGGCGTTTTTTTCTGTTTTGTATCCTCTTTGCTTTTTTTTACTGCATTGACCTTTGGCGTATGACGAATTTATTAAAATCATTCTCATTGTAACTTATTTTCATTGACATACGCCTTGTGTTGTGATATTATATATATAAATGTGTTCTTGTTTAAAAGTTTTTGTATGAGGTGATGAAATCGATGAATATGAAGAAAAGAATGTTGAGCATTGTCCTGTCTGGCGCAATGGCTGTTTCTACTGCTGTGTCTGCTGGATCGTTCAGTGCCTTTGCCGTGGCGCAATGTGTTGCGTATTCAGGCTCTAATGTGAATGCTCAGGACTATGTGCAATGGTCTAACACAGTGAAATCTTACCTGACAGTGTGCGACAACGGCAATTATATGCGTGTCCAGTCAGGTGCTATCGAGGGCAAGCTCCTTGTGGAATATTACAGCTCTGATTTTGAACCGCTCAGCACTAAGCTTATCGACAATGAACTGCCGATCTTTGGTGCTTTCTATGACTCCGGCAATAATTATTATGTACTTAGCGGTCAGGAAAATCCGAAACAAAACGACTCCCTCGAGGTTTTCCGTATAACGAAGTATGATAAGAATTGGAACAAAATAAAGTCCTGCGGTCTGTATGGAGCTAACACTACAGTTCCATTCGATGCAGGCTCGGCAAGAATGACCCACAGCGGTGACCACCTGCTTGTGAGAACCTGCCACGAAATGTATAAATCAAGCGACGGCAATAATCATCAGTCTAATGTTACCATTGAAGTGGATATGCCTTCAATGACTATCACTGATTCATATACCGGCATCATGAACGTTGATTATGGCTATGTGAGCCACTCCTTCAATCAGTTTATAAAAACCGATGGCAACCATATAGTCGCCCTCGACCATGGTGACGCTCATCCACGTTCTGCTGTTCTGGTGAAGTATAATTCTGATTTTACTACAGGCAAATTCTTCCCAAGCTATTATGAAAAGGGCGGCAATATCGACGTTGTAACATACCCTGAATATACCTCAGGTCACTATAACTATACAGGTGCGGCTATAGGCGGCTTTGATGTGTCATCATCAAGCTATATCGTGGCACAGAGTACAGTTGACCTTGATTATATCAATACGTCAGAAACACGAAACGTCTACGTTTCCGCTGTTTCAAAGGATCTTTCCACAAACAAGCTCAATAAGATAACTTCTTATGCAGAGGGTACAGACTCGGCTTCTGCTCCGCAGCTTGTGAAGATAAATGATAACAGCTTTTTGCTGTTGTGGGCCAGAGATACAAAGGTAAGCTGTGTAAAGCTAAACGCTGACGGCACAGTAAACGGCAGTATACACACCTTTGAGGGAAGCCTTTCAGACTGCCAGCCTGTTATCAAAAACGGCAGAGCAGTTTGGTATGTTTACGATAAAAATAACGTGACCTTCAACTCCCTGAACCTTTCAAATCTTGACGATATAAAGACGGTTGACGTCAAAACAGGTCATGACTACGAAACAAAGTACGCATCAAAAACTGATGGCACTGTAACACAGACCTGCAAGTCTTGCGGTTATGTGAATAAGTTCACAGTTCCGACCTCTACCACTGTTTATTGGCGCACAGACCTTTCAAATACGTCCTTTTCAAGCGTATTGAGCAAAACTCAGTTCAGCATGGGCGACAGCATTGATTTCTGGCTTTATGACGATACAGACTACACAGTTGAATTTTCTGATCGCAGTATGGTAAGTGTAAATAAGCTTGAAAACTATGCTAATGATATCAGACGTATCACATTCAAAAACGGCGGTTCACTCACTGTAAAAATTTATCCTACATACAATCCGTCTGTAGCAAAGACATACAAATTCACCTGCGGATGCACGAGCCACACATACGGCAGTGCTGTTATCACAAAACAGCCGACCTGCACATCAGAGGGTACAAAAACAAAAACTTGTACACAGTGCGGAGCAACAGTAACAGAAACAATTGCAAAGCTTTCCCACAGCTATACAACCACAGTTGTTGCACCTACTTGCACTACTGACGGCTACACTCTCCACAAGTGTTCTGTTTGCGGTACTTCATACAAGGATAGCACAACTAAGGCAACAGGTCACAGCTACGGAAATTCTGTTGTAACAAAACAGCCGACCTGCACATCAGAGGGTACTGCTATAAAGACTTGCACAAAATGCAATGCGACAGTTACAGAAAAGCTTCCTGCAAAGGGTCACACCGCAGTTACCGACAAGGGTTACCCTGCTACTTGCACCACCGCAGGCAAAACAGACGGCTCACATTGCTCAGTTTGCAATACTGTTATCAAGGCTCAGACAGTGATAAATGCCACAGGTCACAAGTCAAGCGGTTGGATAGTCGACAAGGCGGCTTCTATCGGAGTTAAAGGCTCAAAACACAAGGAATGTACAGTCTGCAAGAAAGTTCTTGAAACGGCTGAGATCCCTGCACTTTCAAGAATTAGCATTTCAAAGGCAAGCGTGACACTTTCCACTTCGACCTACGCATATGACGGCAAGGCAAAGAAGCCTGGTGTAACGGTCAAGCTAAACGGCAAAACTTTGAAGAATGGTACAGATTACACAGTTTCCTATTCAAACAACACCAAGGTAGGCACAGCAAAGGTCACTATCACAGGCAAGGGCAATTACACTGGCTCAGTTTCTAAGACCTTCAAAATCAAAAATAACTTCAAGAAAGCCACAGTTTCGGGCATTTCCACAAAGGCTTTCACGGGCAAGAACATCACTCAGAGCATTACTGTTAAATATAATGGCAAAACTCTAAAGAATGGCACTGACTACACAGTTTCGTACTCAAACAACAAGAAAATAGGCACTGCCACAGTAAAAATTGCAGGAAAAGGTTCTTACACAGGCACTGTCACAAAGACGTTCAAGATAAATCCTGCAAAGCAGGAGATACAGAAGCTCACGGCTAAGAGCAAGGCATTCTTTGTGGACTGGGCGCAGAAAGGCTCGGCTACTGGATACGAGATACAGTACGCTACCAACTCAAAGTTCACAAGTGCAAAGAAAGTTACCATAACAAACAACAAGACCGACAAGACCACTGTTTCAAAGCTTTCAGGCAAAAAGAAATACTATGTTCGTGTTCGTTCGTACACAACTGTAAAGGGTACGAAGTATTACGGTGCTTGGTCGGCTTCAAAGAGTGTGACTACTAAGAAGTAATTTTTTATCGTTTATGAAAACTCCCCCATGCAGAGGGTTTCTGCATGGGGGAGTTTTTTTACGTTAAAGCGTACATTTTGTCGGCAAAGCCACCCTGAAATGTTACGACCGACCATATAAAAAACACCGCACAAAGTCTTACCTCTGTGCGGTGTAAATATCTACTTTATTACTTCCTCTTAGAAACCACCATAGCTGCACCTGCAAGTGCTGCCAGACCTATACTTATGCCCATTGCCGCATCTGTATTAGGGTTTGTGGTGCTGTTAGGATTTGTCGTTGTCTTTGATGATGAAGCCGCTGCGCTGCTGTCATTTGTTGCTTCAGAAGAAGCCTCGGAAGATGACTCCTCTGCTTTGCTCTCGCTGCTCTCCTCACTTGACGACTCCTCAACAACGTTATTGAACTCAACGTCGTCGTCCTTTGTCATTTCGTCAACGCCGTCGTTAACCAACTCAACTCTCTCCCAGCCGTAAATGCCTTCAATAGCATATGTAAGCTCATAAGCTGCTGTCTTCTGCGAAACAGCTGATGGGTGATAGTCAACTGCATAACCATTGTTTTCGCTGTCCTGAACGCTGAACTGGAAAACTGATACCTTGCTGTCGCCTGTTTCAGTCTTATAAGTGTCAACTGCATCTGTAATAGAAGGATAAAGCTCCTGTCCCATAATACCGAGTGTACAAAGTATCTCAGAATTTGGATTCTTAGCTCTTATCTCCTTGAGGAAATTTACATAGCCCTTTTCAAACTCAGCACACTTATCAGGGTCACCCTTTGTGTATGAGTTATCGTTTGTACCAAGATTTACAACGATAAGCTCAGGCTGATACTGTGAGAAATCCCAATCATAATTAGCTGTCTGCTCACCGTCGAACCAGCTCCATGTAAAGCAGAACTTATCATAGAAATTTGGCACAAGCAGTACGTCATTTATCTTGCCGTTGCCTGAATAACCAGAGATCACACCTGCTCCGCTTACTGATACAAAGCTGTAGTCAGCGCCAAAATTCTGTGCTGCCTTGTAAGCATATGTCTTTGCGGCGTTCTCGTTGTAGATAGAAAATGACTTTCCAAGTGGATCGTCAACGCCGTATCCACAAGTGATAGAGTCACCAATAAACTCGATAGAATGCTTTGCTGCCTCTGTTGGCTGTGGCTTGCCGTCTACCTCAAAGCTGTCAATTGCGATAACGCTCTGCGCAGCTTCTGAAAGCTTTATGAGCTTAACTGTGCTTTCGCCCTCAGGAAGCTCTACCTCAACTGCGTTTGTCTTCTTATTTTTTATGTAGCCCTGCTTAACAAGCTTGCCGTTTACAAATACGCCAATTCTTGCCTCACCTACGCTGCCGTTTACATTGAAAACAGCCTTTGTGCCTGTGCATTTGAACTCGATACCGCTTGCAGAATAGCCAAGTATCGTTGTGTCGCCCTTTCTGTAAGTACGACCGATAAGCTTAACATTGTCGCTTGTTGCCTCATAAGAGGTGAGCTTGTCCGTTGCTTCCGTGTCTGCCATGGCTGTCATTCCCATGCAGCCTGCTGCAATAGCTGCAGCACAAAAGCCTGCAAAAAACTTCTTCATACT